CCCGAAGTGAAGGTGACAACACGGCCCGGGGTACCCAAGGAGCGCAAAGTACATCACCTACTTGGAGAAGGACCAAGTGATGTATTTAGCGTGCACAACTCGAATATTGCAAATCTGACCGCGGGGGTTGTTCAACGTGTGTTCACTGTAGACTACGGTGAAGGACAGCAAGAACCACTCCCACAAACTGATTTGGGGTTCGAAAGAGCCACTAGACATGCGACCACGTTCCTGCAGCGTAACAGCTTCAAGCTCAGCAAGTGGAGTGATGAAAGATTTATCGATCATTACTCGGACGCTCGGCAGAAGAAACGTTACACTGCGGCAGCAGAGTCGCTACTAGTGTCCCCGGTTTGTGAGAAAGACAGCAGTGGTAAGCCATTCATAAAGGCTGAGAAGACCAACATGTCTGCAAAACGGGACCCAGCCCCTAGAGTCATTACGCCCTGTGACCCTAGGTACAATATAAGTGTTGGCAAATTTATTAAGCCAGTGGAGGGGGTCCTATATGTTCTGCTTAATAAGATGTGTGGCGGCACCACCGTAATGAAGGGGTTAAACACCCTTGAAGTAGGTGAGGCCGTTCACGAGGCGTGGACAGGGTTCTCGAAACCTGTCGGCGTCGGCTTGGACGCGAAAAGATTTGACCAGCATACCCAAGGGCCTGCACTCAGATTCGAACAGAAGATTTATCGTCTGTTCTTCTCTGGTGTAGTGCTCAAGGAATTTGCGCGGTTAATGTCTTGGCAACTCGAGAGAAAGTGTAAGGGTTACACCGAGGATGGATGCATTGAGTACCTAATGCATATACGAGCCTCGGGTGACATGAACACCGGACTTGGGACCTGCCTAATCGCTTGTTGTCTCATCCACTCATACATGGTGGATGCTGGAATCAAGTACCGCCTTCTGAATAACGGTGATGATTGCGTAATCATCGTTGAGGAAGAGGACTTGTCCAGATTAGACGGACTGTTTGCCCATTGCAAAGAGGCCGGCTATTGGATGGTAATCGAGGAGCCAGTCTATGAGATTGAGGAAATTGTTTTCTGCCAAACCCACCCTGTACTCACCAGTGCAGGGTGGACCATGGTACGAGAATTCCCGGTCTCGATTGGTAAAGACTTTGTATCACTCCTGCCGCTCACTAGTGAGTCGGCATGGGCTAAGTGGGCCCATGACGTCGGGAACTGTGGCATTGCGATAAATGCCGGTGTACCAGTTCTCGAGGAGTTGTATGGCGCTCTCGCGCGGTCTGGGAATGGAACCTTCGGGCAACATCCCTGGACTAGAAACAGTGGCTTCTTTAGGATGGCTGTCGGGTTGTATGGACGAACCGCACCCATCACAGAGGAGTCACGTGTCAGTTTCTGGAAGGCATTTGGTGTGACGCCACGGGACCAAATACTCATGGAGGAGTATTACCGTGACTACACATTCAATTTCGTTCTTCCGCGCCGAGGGAAATCAAATACAAATACATATCGAATTAGCAACGTAAATAACAAGCCACCAGGACATCATTTAGAAAAGCATATCTTATCCCTTCATCACTAATATATTATTAACACCCGTATACACTAGAGATCATAACAAACATCCACACACAGC